CCTGCGCCAACATATGTTAGAAACATGGCAGACGTGAACGCTACAGAAAACAAGATAGTAATAACCAACTATGAACGTGTTAGAGATGGGGATATAGATCCACATCAATTTACAGCATGCTCATTAGATGAAGCATCAGTTCTGAGGAGTTTTGGAAGTAAAACGTATCAAACATTTCTCCCGAAATTCGCAGGCGTAAAATATAAACTCGTTGCCACAGCTACGCCTGCACCAAACAGATATAAAGAACTTATTCACTATGGCGGATACTTGGAAGTTATGGATACGGGGCAGGCATTGACACGCTTTTTTCAGCGGGACAGTACAAAGGCTAACAACTTAACCTTGTACCCGCACAAAGAAAAAGAATTTTGGCTGTGGCTTTCTACATGGGCGTTATTTATTCAAAGACCATCAGATCTTGGATATAGCGATGACGGATATGCCCTTCCGCCGATACAGGTTAATTATCATATGCTATCAGCTAATTTACCTGATAATCAAATAGACCGTGATGGACAACAAAAATTAATTAAAGATTGTGCGGTTGGATTAGCGGATGCTGCAAGAGAAAAACGGGAAAGTATTAATGTACGGCTTGAAGAAGCAAAGAAAATTATTGATAAATCTCCCGATGACCATTTTATTTTATGGCACGATTTGGAAGCAGAACGCCATGAGATACATAAAGAAATTCCAGAAGCTAAGTTCATCTTTGGACAGCAGGATTTAGAAGAACGAGAAAAAAACACAATCGGATTTTCACGCGGGGATTTCCGCATCCTTGCCACAAAGAAAGAGCTTTCCGGGAGTGGATGTAACTTCCAAAAACATTGCTACAGACAAATATTCATGGGTATTGATTATGAATTTAATGACTTCATTCAAGCAATTCACAGATGCTACCGATTTCTGCAAACAGAACAAGTCATCATAGACATCATTTACATGGAAACAGAACAGCAGATATTAGAAGTCTTGAAAAAGAAATGGGAGCAATATAACAAGCTCACAA